TCCTACCCCCATAAAAATAAGTCCAACACTAGCCCAAATAACACCACCTAGATAATTTGTATTTTTTAAAAATCCTGACATATAATATAAATATATAATTTTTAAAATTTTGGTTATATTATTTTCTCTCTTCGTTTGAATTGAAAGAGAGAAAATACAGAGATTATTCTTTTTCTATTTTGACTTCTTGAACTAACTTCTTAATGATTTTATTTTCCTTTTCTTCGTAATCATCGCCTTTGCCGCCAAAAGCTTCTAATGTGATTTTATCATATTTGCCAGATAAATTAGAGTCACTTTTTTCACAACCCGGATGCTGTGTTCTAAATTCCTTTAACAAATGTGTATTTTTTCGAGAGACATTTTTAATCATTAGTCGCATTTTTTGTTTATTGTCATCTTCTTTTTCCCATTTATCTTCATCCTTAACATAAATAACTTCTCTCTTTGTATCAGTACAATGAACAGGTCTTAAGGTTTCATCAAGTAAATTAAGGTTCTTTATAATGATATTAGAGATGCCATTAACATAACCCACTTTCCCAACATTCTCCAAGTCACTTAATTGTAACTTAATTGAATCGACGAAATCCATTAGATTCATCGCATCCTTACAAGTTTCATTTAAAAAGAATTGTAAGTTGAAAGTTTTGTTGTGGGAGTTGGTATTATTGCTATTATTATTATGGGTGCCATTTTCAATAACTTTTAACATAGTAGTTTGTTGCTCCATCATCATATTTTTAAAACCAGATGTTTCTTTAATTAATTCAGCGTTTTGTTTAATAAGCATTATAATTAATTGGTCTTTATCAATTGAATCAACGTCTTGTTCAACCGAAGTACATTTTTGTTTGTGTTTCCATAATCCAGAACGATTATTGAAATTTTTTAGACATTTTTCACAGGAAAAAGTTTTGAGCAGGTTTTCGTTTCCTGGCGTTTCCATTTCGTTTCCAAATGAGTGTTTTTTGTGTTTTGCTGTCAGTAAATGTTCATCAAAACTGCTTTTCTTACACGTACCATAGTCACAGAAACTACAGTAAAATTTTGGAGCAGAATTTGGCAGATTTGCGTTTCCTGGCGTTTCCATATAGTTAAACCAGAAAATATTCCTAAATTCTTTTAAAATTAATTAATATTTTGAGAAAAAAATTTATCGTAACAAATTTTCAAAAACTTTTTCAGACATGAGACGCTAATTTTTTTTATGGTCTCAACAAAATTCTTACAAATTCACGTTTTTTGTAATTCCAAAAGTATTTTCATTTTTGATTTTTGGACAAAAATAAATGTCCAAAAATCGATTTTTCCAAAATGATGTTGAAAAAACGAAAAATGTTGAATTTATATAATAAATTGTCAAAAGTACTTAAAGCCCTTCGATAAGTATTTTAAAAAAAATTGAATGAAAATAATAACCAATCTCGAAATGTATAAAATAAATAAAACACTGTGATTTAAACTTAATAAAATGGATACACTTAACTTAACCGCTGATCCCTACTTGGAGGAATTGGACGCCAAATTGGAGCGATCGTATTTGGACGACGAAGACGACAGACCGAGCATGATAGGACCTCGTGTTTGTTACCAAGCCTGTTGTAAAAACTATGACAGCAGTGATATTTATGATATAGACCTGGAGTTTGACAAGTATTTTGGCGTCAAACCTTATTTAAAGATGCACTTCATTGATATGAGGTTCACTAAAAGCCACGTTGAAACCTTGCATTATACGCCAATACGATTTAAGTTGTGTGATGCGATTGATTATGTTAGCAATTGCCACTGCTGCGGCGGCAAATTAGTATACGGCGAAATACGCGAATTGTTTGAGTGGAGAGTATATAAGAACCTTGTATGTAGCAAGGAATGTGAGACAAAAATGAAAGACGAAGAGCGAGTATGTTTCTTTGGCGAATCCTGTAAAATGTGTGATGTATTTAGCAATGATGGCGACAAACCTTGTGACTGCTACGTGTGTAATCTTGACGGCGATGATGAAGTAAACCATTTTAACCGATTACACCAAACGTGTTACACCTCGAACAGTTATGAAAAACTAAAGGGCTACGCAGAAACGAATGAGATTTCTTTGGGCGATGCCATATTTTACGCACAATCGTGTCACGGGTGTAATAAATGGTTATCAAACACGCAGCTATATGGCGCTACGTATTGTAGTGAGGTTTGTAGGACAGGCGTCGAAGAATTAGGACAGCAATGTTATTACGCACAACACCGGTATATTCTAGAAACTTGGGAAACCGAGTGCGCTTTATGCTGTAAGAAATAAGTTAAGTTAAATTATTAAACTTAACTTATTTACATAAAAAATAAAAATATACAATACACAAAATAAATAAAATTTCAAGCATTTAAAAAATACTAATAAAATAAAAAAAATTGAAATACTTTTAATGAAATAAAGGATTGTTGTAAAGACATGAAGTCTACGGACACACCAGCAGAAAAAATGGTAGGGTGTGACGGATATGTGCGATTTGGAGGGGCACACATCAAAAATATATTGAGAGTAATCACTCTAATATAGGGGACAATGGGCGACAAATGTAATATTTAATAGGCGCGGCTTCTAAAAGATTGCGGTGTTTGACTATTAAAATATAAACGGGGACAATGGGCGAATTTATTAAAATTAATTGTAATAAATTATAATGATAATTAACTAATGCTTCATTTAAATTTATAAAAATAAACAAATGACAATACCAATGGGTTCCATTTGAGTCAGAACCAAGGACGGTCTGCTTAAGGCAAAAAGCACACTCGAGGTTTACATGCTAACCAGTGCGGGTTAAAAAACGGCACATTGATGGAGTGTTATAAAAAAGTGGAAAATATTATACAATCGTTTATAACACCAAAACCCTTAAATCTTTAAATCTTTTAAAAACCGACGGACGCTCCATTAGTGGTCAAATTATGGATGGGAGCGACGCAAATATGCGAGGCGGGGCATATTTTTTCTTTTTTTAGACCTTTGTACATTTCTTTTTATAGAATTTCTGTATCTTTTTCTTCTCATAGTCTTTTTAATTCTTTTTCCACCCTTACTGCTACGCAAATATTGAATCGCCGCGTCAGGATTCGGTGAACCATCACGATTCTTGGTTTTCCCAATGCCCGTAAGTGCTTGATTTTCTGTAAGAGGTAATTCATTCATAACATATAACGCAGCGTTAGCTAATACTCGTGCCCTCCCAATTGACTCTGGAATTGCTTCAGTTAGATTCTCAATATTTTTATTTAATGACCTGCTAATAGTATTTATTGCTAAACTTCCAGGACAACCAGGTACTAAATTCATAACTTCCATAGCACCTTGTGCTAAAGCAAGATTCACATCCATAGTAATAATAATATTCCCATCCACGTCCTTATTATTAACTCCGAGAACCCTTATTGCTAAACTTTCAGAACAACCTATAATTGTTATAATATGATTAACAGCAATCACAATTCTGAAATACTCAGAAAGAATAATATTTTGTCCAGATTTATCATAAGGCGCAATATTGGCGACATCCAATAAAAAATAGAAATTATCTTCACTATTTCCCATACCATTATAAAGTTGAATAAAAGAATCAATATCGTGTTTGTCAGTACCAGTAATTCGTATAATACTTAATGCTTTACTATCATCACACGGTATAATATCATTACCTGGTGTAGTATCATGAAACGTTACTATAGATTTAATATATTTAACCATCTCAATCGTATCATGACATTTTTTATCAAAAATTGTAATATCATAAGGTGTAAAATTGATATTCTCTTTAGCATCTGTTACAAGTAAGCTGTCCGCATCAATGAAATGTCCGACCATTTTCGCGGCACTTCTTGCTCCTAAACGCTCTGTCTTTTGGCTACTTAACGAAAGATTACCACTACAAGAAGAATCCAAAATAAGCGGTTTTTTATATCCTAATAAATGTAATAAATAAAAAAGTTCTCTCAAGGTTAAGCGCTGTATGCGACCACGTTCTATCCTTCTGGTGTCAGTAAACCTACCAGGAATCATAACACCATATCCTCCCACAAATCCAATATCTACAGTCAGAGCAATTTCAACCAATCTAACAGCCACATCATATGAAATACCTCTTTTCCCAGCCAGCGAATTAGCAACCGAATACAAGTACGAAACTTCTATTTTATTATTTTCATTATCAATAATAAATATGTCATCGTACGCATCAGGATACGCTGGATCCCTATCACCAAGCAATAAATATTTGTTTATAAATGAATACGTTAATTCTTGACGTTGAATCAATGGCTGAACACTATATGACCCCAAAGCACTGTTCATGTCTTTATAATGTTGAATCCTTTCAGGATGACTCTCTTTATATTTATCATCTAAAAATTTTAAAATATCAGTAAATTTGCGATCAGGTGTAATAGTAGGAAAAACACTAAGCATAGCGTCATTGTCGCTAGCACAATTACCAATACCCGAGAGCATAAATATTAAAATATTATCTACAAACCCAGTCAAACTAAATAGGTCATACGAATCAACTCTGCCTGAAGATAGTCTTATTTTTGTATCAATAATAAGACTACCATGACATTTCATATAAACAATAGCATCGGGCACAGAATCACCTAATTGTGCATTCAGAAATGCCTCTTCCTCACTTAACTCAGCCATTATATATAATAACATAAAATATTATCCCTATACATTTTCTCTCTTTAAAGGGTACATTGTAAATTAACCACCCTACCTAAACATCATCAAAACTGTTTTAAAACCGTCTTACGCTTTTTGCTGCCAACCTTTGATTTTTTATTTTTACGTGATTTACGACCGCCTCCAGCAGCAGCAGGATAAGCGATTCCTTGAAGAGTACGTTCATTCGCGAATTTTTCATGGTCAACTGGTGGTCTAAACATAAAATAACTGCCAATTGCGAGAAGTGCTACTCCGCCAACTATGTAACCAATTGTTCCACTTTTCATTTTAATATATACAAGTAAAAAATCCTAAATAGACGTCCTTTTTTCGTCACTCATTTCTCGTTTTGTCACTCATTTCTCGTCCCTGCTGTATACCACGTTGTTAACGTATATGACGCCATATGGAGTATTAGATCCGTTGCCATGTTGACGACGATGATGTGAAATAGTTCCGTTGGACAGTAGAATACACAGTGACAGGGTGACAGAGTGACAACCTTAACGTCTTTTCTTGGTTACACTCTTCTTCTTTTTTCGACCAGATTTTTTACTACCTCTTCCACCATTTGAATATATATAACTGTTTTCACCTTCTTTATCCTCTTGAACCTTATCCCCCCACGGATTAGTATATGTTTTACGTTTATCTGATTTATCTGATTTATCTGATGTAGTAAAATATTTATATACGCCAAAACAACCTGCCAACACTGCCACTGTAATCACGCCAGCCTCTATTGGATTTTTTTTATATAAATTGTCCATTATATTTTATATCTATATTTTCTCTCTTTGACTAAAAATAAAACAAAAAATATACATACTTTACTTAATTAAACA